TCATACCTTGCCCTCCACCATCTTCTCGTAAACCTTAATCAGTCTCTCTTTTTCTGCAAGCAGGGCTTCAAGACTCTTTACTCGCTCAGACAAAACAACATCAGCACCAACTGTCACATTGCCAACAGAGTTGTGGCTACCAATTGCCACATTGCTATCGGTCACATTGCCGTTCATGTTGGTATTCACGCCTTGCTGTTGTGGCGTTTCTTCTCCAGTGAGCAGCCATCTTGCATCAACATCTAACGCCAAGACAATTTTAGTAACCATTTCTACAGATGGTTTGCTTCGCCTCTTTGTCCCCAGATAATTAGACAATCCGGTGGGAGGCAAACCAATTGTCTTTGCAAAGGCTGCTTTATTGCCGTTAAATCTTTGATTTACAAGCATTTCCATTCGGTCGTTAATCGTTTCCATACGCAAACCTATTCTTAAAATATCTTAATTTACAAATAATAGTTACCCAATTGTATTGTTGTATCAACCCAATTGTCTAACTTTGCAGCATAAAGTTATAAATAAATATCGAAATAATGACAGAAACATCTAAAAATCAGCGAAAAAAATCGCTCTTGGGCCAATTGAACGCCCTTGAAGTCGGCGAAGAGTTGACAGTATCGGTTAGCCGTTCAAGCTACTTGAAGTCGATTTGCGTCAGCTTTGGACTCCAGTGGGACAAGAAGTTTACCACCACGACAAACCGCGAGCAGCGCACAATCACAGCAACCCGAATTTCGTAACATTAAACCCACTCCATCATGAAAAAGTTAATCATCACATCAGCACTCCTTGTTGCAAGCCTCATCAGCTGCAACACCTCAACCCAATTGTCTAACGAAGAACTCGACCGCATCAGCTGGTCAGCCTTCTGCAAGGACTTCGGCTACAACGAAAAGGCCGATGCCAACAACGAGAAAGCCATCAACGATTATCTCGACGCTTGGCGCGGATCCGTTGCAGAAGAAGAGGCGTTCAACAAGTTGGGCATAAACCTCTACAACTGATGTCTAATAAGTTCTGCACCTCCTGCAAACAGTCCTTCAATGCTCTCAACGGCTGTTTCTGCATGTTCCTCAACCGTTACGTTGAGTACGCAAAGACACCACCATGTGCAACCACTAATAACAACAAAAAATGAATAAAGCATATTCTATCATCCGCATTTGCATCCTACTTATCATCGGATGCGCAGGAACACTCTTCCTTTTCGGAGAGGAGCAAGACAACAGTTTCTTCGCGTACCTCTTCCACCTTATCCTCGACAAGGCCCTCGGTTTCCTGCTGCTTGCTCTCACCATCTTTCTCTTCAACGAGTGGCGCAAGCATGACTGGTTGCTTCAGTTCTTCGACAAGCTGTGCGATGAAGCCGACGAGACCCCAAACCCAATGAGCCGACAGGAGGGCGAACTATAATGGACTTCCTCAACTTCCCCGACAAGTGCGTACGCTACTCCACCTTCCTCAATGATGTGGCCGCAAAGGTGGTCCACATGATTAAGCAGGATGCCAACGACCCCGAGTTCATCAGCCAGAACAAAGCTTTTCAGATGTTCGGTCGTGGCAATGTGGAGCGGTGGCGCAAGCAGGGCAAAGTCCTTGCCTACAAACGTCCGGGCAAAGTCGAATACCGTACAGCCGACCTGCGGCTATTGCAGAGGATACAACAAGACTACCTTGAAAAGTAGCCTCAACTGCCGCAGATAGAATGCTTAATCGGAAAGGGCATCCCGGCGCAACGGGAACCACAGAAGGCGTGTTACAGCCGAAGTACAAGGCTCAAATATGCTCACGGAGTGCATTAGTGCGGTTCGACTCCCACCTGCGGCTCACAGACAAACAAATAATATTCATCTTTTAATTTTTAACACTATGAGTAAGATAGGACTTACAGTTGAGCAAATCAACGCAATGGAACCTACTGCGATTGTTCGCAACGACAATGTACGCGACAAGTTCATCCAGATCTACGAGGCAATGTGGACACCATCCACCGGAACATCAGGCGAAGCAGCCTACGAGCGCGAGTCACGCAACTTCAACCGTCTGCTTTCAGAGAAAGAGGACGTGCGCAAGACGTGCACAAAGTTCTCGCTCTTCACAGCTTTCCTCGACGTGGCAATTTCCGGACTCACCCTCGACCCCGGCACCAAGGCGCAAGCCTACCTCCTCGCTCGCTCCGTCGCCGTTGACAGCTACTATGACAACGGACAGAAGAAAAACAAGTACGAGACACACTGCATGCTCACCGTGTCCGGATATGGCGAGCTGGTGCTTCGTGCACGCTGCGGACAGATACGACACGCCGACAACCCGGTTATCGTGTACGAAGAGGACGGCTTCGAGTATGGCGAACGCGACGGACAAAAATTCGTCAACTACACATGCCGTCTTCCCCACACCACCGGTCGTATCGTTGCTTGCTTCATGAAGATCACTCGCGCCGATGGTTCTATCGACTATGCAGTCATGTTGCCAGAAGACTGGATACGACTCTCCAGCTACTCCGCTCGTCAGAACGGCAAGTGGAACTATCAGACCAAGCAGTGGGAAAACGGTAAACCCAATGCGCTCTACGAAGCACAAGGCGGACAGATTGACCCCGGCTTCCTCGTTGCCAAGTGCATCAAGCACGCCTTCAAGACCTATCCGAAGGCACGTATCGGTCGTGCTACGCAGTTGGAGTCACAGCAGGTTGATGAGACAGAAATCACTGACGACATCTACGGCGTTACCGGTGATGGTGAGAAGGTTGACACCACCACTGGCGAGATTATCCAAGAGAAGCAGGACTTCGCACCTCAGACCGACACGTCTGCAGGAGTAACCGTTGATCCTGCCGCCAACGACGACGACGACACATTCTAACCCTATAATACTTACAACAATGAGCGAACAGACAACAGACCTCACCACCGTACGCAAGGAAAACGTACAGATGATAGCGCAATCCGCGCCACAGATTTACAAGGACAACACAACCTCGTCCAAGCGTTGCAGCGAGTATGGCCAGAAACTCCTTGCACAAATCAAGGCCAACGGCATGAACGATGAACTGGATATGCAGTGCGCCAACTACATCAACAAGGCTCGCAATACGGTGAAGAAGATGAACACCAACCGTTCTGCCATCACCAAGATATTCGACCAGATACGTTCCGAGTTCACCGGAATGGAGAATTCTGTCGATCCTAACAAGACCGGTTCTATCCCTTATCAAATCCAGCAGGAGCGCAACGCCTATGCAGCACGAAAGCGTGAAGAGGAAGAACGCCGCCGCCGTGAAGAGATTATCCGTCAGCAGCGCGAACAGGCTCTCAGCCGCTACAAGCAGGACGTGGAGGACGACTTCAAGCGTCAGTTCAATGTATATACGACCAATGCCACAAACGAGCTGACAAAGCTCAACAGCGGTCTGACCCTCGAAAACTACGAAGCACAATGCAAGACTATCCGTGAATATCCCGTCACTCTTCCGGCTGACTATGGAAACACGCTGAACTCTACAGTCCTTATCCCGACTGAAATTGCCGACATGAGAGACCAGCTGCCGGGCATTCGTTCTTCCATCCTTGCCAAGCTCATGCAACAGTTCCGTGAGCAGTTTCAGTTCGAGGTGGCCGAATATCGTGACTCCATCATCGACATGCTGCCATCAAAGAAAGCAGAACTGGAACGTATGCAGAAAGCCAACGAGGAAGAGAAGGCACGCATGGCTGCTGAACTGAAAGCACGTGAGCAAGCCGAAGCCGCACGTATCGAGGCCGAGCGCAAGCGCAAGGAGGAAGAGGAAGCAGCCAAGAAGAAGATGCAAGCCGAGGCTTCCGAGATTGGCAACCTATTCGGTCAGCAAGCGGTTGTTTCTCCGGCTGGCTATCAACCTAAGACCTCTGTCAAGAAGCGTATTCACTTCCACGACGCACAGGGCGTTCTCGCTGCCGTATCTATGTGGTGGTCTAAGGAGGGACAGTTTATGTCGGTCGAAGACCTCGCCAAGATATTCAAGAAGCAGATCACGTTCTGCGAAAAGGTGGCTAACGACAAGGACCACCCCGAGTTCATCAGTTCAACATCAGTTTCCTATGATGAGGAAGTAAAAGCTAAATAAACAGTTATGTACGAAAGTGGTTATTATCCTGCTGGCGCGGAGTATGACCCTCGCGCCCCATGGAATGAACGTGAACCAACAATGATTGAGTGTACGGCTTGTGACGGTACTGGCTATCACTACTACGCCTACGACTTTGTGGCCGACCGCGAAGCGGAATGTACCGAAGAGGAATACGACCAGCTACCAGAAACCGAGGAAGAAGCCGAAGCCAAGGGCGAACACATCATCAAGGGCGAAAAGGAAACCTGCGAGGTGTGCGACGGTGAGGGCGAAGTTGAATATGAACCTGATTACGACGATTATGACGAAGATTAACAACCCGGACGAATACTATCAGAGAAGTGAGGTCAGCAATTCTGACCTCACCGAACTGAAGAACCTGCTGCACCCTCACATGCAGTTCGGTGACAAGGAGGCTGCTTTCCGCTTCGGGTCTATCGTCGATGCCATCATCACCGAACCCTCGCGTGTTGACTTCCTGCACATGACCATCGACGGCGAACAATGTTCTGAGGAGGAGTTCCTCCACGCTCGCGAAATGCAGCGTGCACTGCGTGCAGAAGCACGACGAGACCAATTCCTCGCTAAGGTTCTCGAACATGCCGATACACAACGCTTCATGGTCAACAAGCAGCAGGAGTTCAACAATGGGGGATTTACCTTCCATCTGGACACACGCTGCAAATGGGACTGGTGGTTGCCAATGGCTAACTTCGGCGGCGATCTGAAAACGACATTCGCCTCAACACAAGCGGAGTTCGACAATGCTGTAGATTTCTTCGATTGGGACCGTAGCAGGGCATGGTACATGGACATCGCCCATTCCGACCGCGACTTCATCTACGCAATCAGCAAAAAGAACTGCAACATTTTCAAGAAGTTCATCAACCGTGGCGACGACATCTACAATCGCGGACGCGAGAAGTACGAAGAACTTGCCTTCCAATATTGGGCTTTCAACCTTATGTAACAGACAAAGTATGAAAAAGAAATTATCACAGACAGCACAAATCCAGCTGCTCAAACGCCTCAGACGTATGTGTCCGTTCGCTGTGTTCTCTGGCTCTTACGGATATACATGCGGTGGCATGGTTGGGGGGGGTACGTTCTTCTTCAGGCATGGCCGCTCGCTCAAAGGAAGCTCGCCATTGCATGCTCTCATGCGCCAACTTGCGCAAGCAAGCATACATACATGGCTACGACATAACGATATCAAAACACACAATCAATGCGTATGGCTGAAACTCTGAAACATAACCTTCGCGTCGAGCCTTACGACTATCAGAAGGAGGGCATACTTGCCGGGCTGCGCTGGCACCGATTTCTAATCGGCGATGAGCCGGGCTTGGGAAAGACGCTGCAAAGCATCGGTGTCGTTGACTGTGCCAATGCTTACCCTTGCCTTGTGGTCTGTCCGTCCTCGCTCAAAATCAACTGGCAGCGCGAGTTCGAGAAATTCACCAACAAGAAAGCCCTTGTGCTCGACAATTCCGTGCTTACCACATGGCCTTATCTTCTCCGGATGGGCATGCAGCAGGTGGCGGTCGTCAACTACGAGTCTCTGCGCAAATACTTCGTGTGGGACATCAAGGGAGGCTCACGTGGTGGGTTCCGGCTGAAAGATGTGGTTTTTACGCCCGACATCAAACTGTTTCGCTCTATCATAATTGACGAGAGCCACCGCGTGAAAGACCCATCAGCACAGCAGACCATCTTCGCGCGTGGCATTGCTGAAGGCAAAGAGTATCGCATTTTGCTGTCAGGCACACCGGTTGTAAACCGTCCTGCCGACCTCATAGCGCAGCTCTCCATAATGGGACGCTTGTCTGAGTTTGGCGGACGCGCCAAGTTCCTTGCCGAGTATGGCGGTGGCGAGATAAGCAAGGAGAGACGAGGTAAAGACGAAGACGACGCACCGCGAAACCTCGACCGGCTCTCTGCAGAACTCTATGCACGCTGCATGATCCGTCGCGAAAAGGCCAAAGTACTCACCCAACTACCAGACAAGACGCGCACCGACCTTATCGTTGACATCAGCAACCGCGACGAGTATATGCTTGCAGAAGCGGACCTTGCAGAATACCTGCGCACATATACCGAGTGCGACGACATCGACATACGACGCAAGATGCGCATGGAGGCTCTTGTCAAGTTCATGACGCTGCGCTCGCTCTCTGCCAAAGGCAAGGTGAAACAAGCCATCGACTTCACGCGCACATTCCTCGCCAACGGAAAGCCACTCATTCTCTTCTGCTCTCTGCATGAGATTGTGGACGAGATAAAAAAGGCGTTTCCAAAGGCTGTATCTGTTACCGGGCGCGACTCCATGATGATGAAACAAGCTGCCGTCGATGCGTTCCAGTCCGGGAAAGCACAGCTAATTGTCTGCTCCATAAAGGCAGCTGGCGTGGGTCTCACACTCACGGCATCGTCAAACGTGGCTTTCGTTGAGTTCCCATGGACTTATGCCGACTGCTGTCAATGCGAAGACCGCGCACACCGTATAGGACAAAAGGACAACGTGACGTGCTACTACCTCCTTGGCCGTGGAACCATCGACCGCACCCTCTATGCCATCATCCACAAGAAGAAGTCCATCGCCAACCAGATAATGGCTACCGACGACGACATTCCACAGGATGAAATGTACTTCGACCAGCTTACGTCACTCTTCCTCAATCCGGACGACGATGGCTGACCTATGTAAGACCGACCTGCAGCGCATTATCAAGTATCTCGATGATGCGGCCGCTCTCTACGATAAACAGCACGGTCTGCGCTATTCATGCCGTGCATGGTGTATTAGACAACTCACCCAAAAATTAAAAAAGAAAATAAAATGAGACAGGTTATAAGCCAAAATCTAACCGGGCGTTACGCCATCATCAAGATCTTCCCATTCATCCATGCGCTGAAGGTGGAGGTAAGCGAAAAATTCATCGACGAACAGAAGAATGAATTGACAGAGTGCCGGTGGCGACTCGCAACAGACAAAGACGTTCTCGACCTGCGCATACCTATGACAGGCGAAAACAATATAGCAAAAACATTATAAACTCAATTTTATCTATCATGACAAAGAATGAATTGGCACGTGAGGTATCAGTATCAGAGAAACTGCACCTCTCAACAACAGTGAAAGCCATCGACGGCACACTCAGAGTTATCAAGGAAGCACTCGCCAAGGGTGAAGTGGTTGTTATCCGTGGCTTCGGCACCTTCACCCCGGTTGAGGTAGCCGAGCGCACAGCACGCAACTTCAAGTCCGGCAAGCCTCTGGTTATCCCGGCCCACACGTCTGTCAAGCTCCGTGCAAGCAAGGAACTGGTAAAGGCGATCAACGAAGGAAAGGAGGCCACACTATGATGCTATATGAATGTGGTGTCCGTTACGAGCGGACTATGGCGAATGGAATGTCTAAGAAAGTCACAGAGTTGTACCTTGTCGATGCTTGCTCGTTTGCCGAAGCAGAGGGACGCATCACAAAGGAAATGGTGCCGTACATTTCGGGCGACTTCGATGTGGTCACTATCAAGCGCACCAACTACTCAGAGATTGTCGAGAATGGTGCTGACTCTGCCGACAAGTGGTTCAAGGCAAAGTTGATGTTCGTAACCTATGACGAGAAAACAGCCAAGGAAAAGAAACAGGCGGTTTACTTCATTGTAAAGGCTTCCGACATCAACAATGCCCACACGGTGGTTGTTCAACACATGAAAACCTCATTCGTTGACTACGAGATTGCCACGCTTGACGAAACTAAAATAATGGACTTGTTCCGCTACATGGTTAATACTACAAGCAGTAATGGCTAAGTTTTCATCCTTTGCCTTCCAAGGCCGGAATAAGTACGGCAACAAGCGCGTAGGCTCCCACGCATCCAAGAAAGAGCACTACCGAGCTGGCGAACTACGAATGATGCAGCGTGCCGGACTTATCTCCGACCTTCGGGAGCAGGTTTCATACCTGTTGATACCTGCACAATACGGCGAGTGTGGCAAAGATTTCAAAAATCGTCCTACACGTGTTCTTCTCGAACGCCCCTGTTCTTATGTAGCCGATTTCGTTTATACCGACAAGGCTACTGGGCTGACCGTCGTGGAAGACACAAAGGGAGTCAGAACAAAGGAGTATATCATCAAGCGGAAACTCATGCTGCATGTGCATGGCATCCGCATTAAAGAGGTTTGATTTATATGGCACGAGACAGTTTTATATTCTATCGCAGTTTCCTTGAGGCTATCAAGTGTATGCCCTCCGAGGTACAGGCCGAGATATACCCGGCTATCGTGGAGTATGCCCTTAACGGAAAGGAGCCTAAAGGACTATCCGACATTGCCAAGGGTGTCTTCATCCTTATCAAGCCAGTGATGGATGCCAACAACGCACGCTCTGAGGGCGGCAAGAAGGGCAAGAAATTCGGCAAACTTGGCGGTCGCCCTGCTAAGGATAGAGCTGTCTCGTCTGCCATTTCTGACAAGCCCAACGTCACGCCCGGCTACACGCTCACACTGGAACAGGAGATTGAAGAAATGCGTGCCGATCGTTCTTGGAACGAACCGGTATGTATGCAGTTCCACATACGCGAGAACGAGCTTGGCAAACGCCTCGACTCCTTCCTCAACCACTGCCGTTGCGAGTATGAGGGTAAACCTCACGACAATATCAATGATGCCAAACGTCACTTCTGTTCGTGGATGCGCAAGGCGTACACCTCACATACCGAGCCGGAAGACGCACAAGAGCTGCCACCTCCGTCATACGAGTTCAATGGCGGCTTCGGTGGGCAAGATGTCTAACCTTTAATGTCTGAAACTATGGCTCAATATCCACAATGCCTAATTGCAGAACTTGCCAAGTATGGCCGTCAGCCTACCGGCAACAAAGACTGGGACGCTGCCGTCCTTTCCGTTCTTCGCAAGAACGAACGCGAGAAGGATGCACCGTGGCTCACCCTGCACCAATGCGCACTCAACCTACGGCGAGAGAGCGAAAAGGCGAGAGCACAGGCGTACAACCTTGCCGACCCTAACGTATATAGTGCACACTCCAGCTTCCTTGTCTATATCGCCAACTCTGTTGTGCTGGCTCCTCAACGCCGCAAGTTCATCGTTGACGACGACAACAGGCAGGTGCTGCGCTTCCTCTTGCTCTACTTCAACAACTGCCCTCTGGCTGAAGAAGTATTCCCCGAACGTGGCTATAAGCTACACAAGAACCTCCTTATACAGGGCGGCGTAGGTGTTGGCAAAACGCTCCTCATGCAGATATTCAGCGAGTATCTACGGCGCACTAAGAACCCTCGCTTCTTTCACAACGTGTCGGTCACACAGATGGTCAACTACTACACCATCCACAACAACCTCGACCGCTTCACTTACTTTGAGGAGGAAAGCAAGGGCTTCCAGTGCAAACCCGAAAATGTGTGCCTCAACGACATCGGCATACAGGACCGCACGTTCTTTGGCATGGACACCGGGTTGCTCACTGATGAGTTCCTTCACGCTCGCAACGAGATTTGGACGCAGTTCGGCAAGTTCGCCCACCTGACTACAAACCTTGACAATAAGGAACTTGAAAAGCGGTTCAAGCGCAATGACGGCTACGGCCGACTTGTGGATCGCTTCAAAACATACAACGTAATTCCATTACCCGGAAAAAGTAGAAGATAATTTATGGAAACAATAGAGATTAAATCAATGACGAGCATTGAAGATGCTGTCAAATTAGTATTACACACCGCCAAACTATCAGGAAGTCGTGTAGTCGCAGAGTTTAACGGTTTCATTCTCGACTCAAAGAATAGCTATGACAAGAACCTTGATTTATACTGGGCTTACATGGGGCGAGCTGACCGTAACGTAAACTGGGAACAACGCCGCTACGACATAGCAAAGACCATGCTCCCTGCCATCTACACCGACGATGGCAATGCGGCAAGAGCTGACCACTCGCCAATCAACGGCTTTGAGTATAAGACTCTCGAAGGCTGCTGCCGTGAAGCTATACGCTTCGCAGATACACTTATCAAAGAACTAAAAAAGAGCGAACAAAATGATTAAACCCGAAGACCTAAGAACAGGCGACTTTGTAAGGGTGAGTCGCGATTGCGCGTTTCCGAAAGGCACAATGTGCGTTGTTTCTGATATAAATCCCCTAAAAGTTTTTAATGATAAAAAAGGAGTTGTCAGTCTAAGTGCTATCAACGATGACGACGACGGTCCTTGGGGCGTTTGGTGTTGCAATGTCGAAGGCATACCCGTTACACCCGAAATACTCAACAAAAATGATTTTAAGGAAGAAGCCGTTGGTGAATACTATACAAAGCCTCTTGATAACGAGGAGTATTCTCTTGCGAGATATTTGGCGGTAGAGCGGAAAAGTGGTAATTGGGTCGTTTTCATTAAGTATTGTAGTTTGTACGATTATGCTCTGTTACGAAAAATTAAATACATCCACGAACTTCAACATATCCTTTGGGCGTTGGGGTTGAACGCAGAACTAAAAGTATAAATATGAAACTTCGGCAAGCGAGAAAAATCATCAAGAGATCAGGGCGTAGAACGGCTAACTATTGGAATAGATATGACGTGCGTCCTTCTAACGTGCTTCCACTAACACTCATTGACGAACGCATACGCCGTGCCGAGCGTATCGTACGCAAATTTAGTCGTGCGATACCTCCAGAGCCGCTCGGACGATAGATTTAAATACTCAAACTTATTAATAATATTTTTATGAAAAAGATAATGTTCAACGACGAGTGCGGCTTAACACAAGCCGTACTTGACGGTCGAAAGACGCAGACAAGAAGAATAGTCTATACGCAAAACGGGTTTGTTGTGTTTGATGGTGAAGATTTTCAACTCAAAAAGCTCGACAATGGGCAGGCTCTGCTTACGCTTTGCAACAACAGGTTTAAAACCGCCCACTATAAAATAGGCGAAACCATAGCCATCGCCCAGAAATACGAAGATTTGATAAAGAACGATGAATTTTACCGTCTTTGTGGCAAAAACGGAATGCCTTTGGAGTGCATCAAATACGAGAGAGGGTGCAACAACAAGATGTTTGTCCGTGCAGACCTTATGCCCCATCATATTCGCATTACCAACATCCGCGTAGAACGTCTGCAAGACATCAGCGAAGAAGATTGCCTAAAAGAAGGCATTTGGCGTGACGACAACGTAGGGCTTGAAGGCACGACGTATTGGTATCACGGTCTTGCCAACTCCTCGTTCAGAACAGCGAAAGAAGCCTACGCTGCCCTGATAGACAAAATCAGCGGCAAGGGCACATGGGAGAGCAACCCTTGGGTTTTCGTTTACAATTTTTATCTTGTAAAATAAGATACAACTCTAAAATATGGTTATAAATTAGTGGTCATAAGCAATGAATAAAGTTTATAAGCTGACAATGCGCTGCATCGAAATTACAGACCTTCGTTCAAAAAATGTCGATGTCAAAAACCTTAGAGTGTCACTATATATGTGTAAGCATATTAAAGTTCCAAAAGGTCTGACACTCAAAGATCTTCGGGGTAGAAAAGAATATATTGGCAGAAAATTTGTATTAAAGGTCGATTATTCCGACAAAAAGGAGGAGAAAGGATGCGCTCACGACAAGCCCGGAAAATAGTCCGCATGGTAAAGTACACCCCAATCGACCGTATGAGCAGCACATGGTTCGACCGTGCTCTCCAGTGGTGTGCAACATACCGCCAACCGCAAATTAAAAAGGCTCTCCGCTACTATTGGAATGGCGTAGCGGACGGCAAGGTTAAGCCATTCTATTACAAAGAAAAACCTTCAAGAAACAAATTCGTATGAAAAGAAGAATTGCACGAAAAATCGACAACTACAAGGTAATGCCTCAACGCCTTACCAACAAGGCCATGTACCTCTACCTTCGCATTCGCGAACACTGGAGCCTGTCAATAAGAGGCAAGAACTACAGCACCTGCTACGTCATGGACAAGTGGGGACGTGTCCTCATCTACTCACGCTCCTATCCCGGAGGGCGCGTCGAACACGGACACGGCTACGATGCGTGGCACGATGAATTCGGCAGGCTGTACCCAATCCGTAACCCTAAACGCAAAAGAAAGGCAAGAAGATGATCAACAAAAACACTTTCATCAAATGTGGAGTGTGTTTGAAACGTCATGGTAAACATAAAACAATAAAACAATGAAAACTTACATCGGAACAAAACAGGTTAAGGCCGAACCTATGAACGAATTGGCCGCAGTAGAGAAAGGTTACGCTCGCAAGAACGAGGACAACCACGAATGGCGTGAAGGTTATCACGTGCAGTACACCAACCCAGACGGCAGTACCTACGACTCTTGGTCTCCTAAGTCTGTCTTTGAGCAAGCCTACAAGTGTGCCGACAGCTTCATCGACCGCTTGCAGATAGAGCACGACGAATTGAAGGAGCGTTACAACAAGCTCGACAACTTTCTTGAAAGTGGCAAGGCAGAGAATGTATGCGAAAAAAAACAGATTTGGCTCATGGCTCTCCAGCGTATGAACATGAAAAATTATCTTGGCAATCTTGCTACGCGCCTTAAATTCTTGAAAGATGCGCCATCCCAAACGCAGGGCTAACATGCTCTACAAGCTACGTAGGAGAGGTATTCACTGCAACACCAAGGAGCGGTGCATATACCTCCCCTACAATGAGGATCCAAAGCACTACCCACAAATACCAAGGTTGTGCCGGGAGTTTCACTTCTACGTTCAATTCATCATCACATGATGGATTGAACGTCCCTCTAAACTTAAAACCATCTTTCATCAACAACCCTATATCTTTGCATTATGATTAAACTCTTGGAACGAACACGCCGCCCCGACATAACATTCTCCCGTAATGGCCGCATTTCCATTACGGCAAGAGTCGTGCGGCTACTCTCGCTCCAGCCGGGCGACAGTATCAACGTAGCCTTCCACCTTGGCGAGTGCTACCTGCTTGCAGTCCGGCACCAAAATGCAATAGGACGGCATGTCGCACAGTGTCACCCGACAAAGAAAGGTTCCAACAACTACTGTGCGTCTTCCGTCCTACTCGCACGGCTCATGCTCGACAACTGCGGCATAAAAGAGCAGCGTGCCTCATTCATGATAGGCCAAGCAGAGAAACGCGACGGCGAAACAGTTTTACCAATAATATTTAAGCATCCGTTATGAACCAAGAAATAAAATATAGTGGCTTCTCCGCTGTGCCGTCCGACTATGAATGTTCCGACGGTTCTCTTGCCGTGTCCATCAACCTGCTGCCTGAAGACGGTGCGTTGCAACCGGTGCTGCCTCCGTCTGTTGAGATACAATTTTCTGACGATACAGGCAGTTGCGTGTTCATTCACGAGTCATCAAGTTTCACACACTACATCGTAGCCAAGAACAATTCATATAGCTGGTTTGACAAAAAAAAGCCAGATACAACCACCGCTATTGGCAACGTAACTAACTGCATAAAGGTTACGTCTGTTGGCAACACTCTCATTTTTCTTACAGATAATGGCATGCAATACTATCTGTGGAAAGGTGGCTCCACTGGCTACCTGTATCTTGGTTCAAAAATACCAGAGTGTCCGCTGTCATTTGGTTTGCAAGGCGAATTAGTTCGCACAGATGAGTTCTCCATTAGCTTCAACGGCATCAGTGAGGGGGATATTTGGAAAGAGTTTTCTGACGATAACAAAAATAAGATAACAGACCAAGTGCTTGCAAAGGTCAATAAGTTCATTGCCGAGGAAAGTACAAACAAAGGACGCTTCATTTATCCCTTCTTCATTCGCTATGCTTATCGTCTCTATGACGGTTCGCTTACGATGCACTCTGCCCCCATTCTCATGATTGCATCTTCCGACTTGTCGCCACAAGTATTCTGGAACCACATCCGTGGAAAAGGCTCATACAAGGAGGCTACAATGCGTGTTGTCGCAATGGTTCACAAACTGGACTATGCAGTTATCGAGCAATCGTATATCAACAACCTTTCCAACTGGAAGGACATAGTGCGCTCTGTTGACATATTCTGTTCCAAACCGATATACACCTACGACCAGAATGGTAAATGTGAACGTTTTGCTGCATCCTCTGAAATAGACTCATATTGTGTGTGTAAGCACACCAATCAAGCAGCATCTACCACAACATACCCTCTACGTTACCAAAAGCACACATTCAACAAACTATATGCGTACACATTCGACCCAACAAATCTTACATATCCTGCTGGACGTTTGATATTGCCTCGTAGGTCGGTTGATGCTGTAAAGGAGGACATCAAGTCCACATCGCAATTCTATATGCTGGAGAGTATAAAAATTGAGGCTCTGACTACTTCACGCACGTTGCTCAACATCGAAGAGGATTATCTTCAGTCACTCGTCACGCGCGAGGTAATGACAGATGATTATGACAGTCACGACACAATTGTTCCTCGCTATGCTTTCGCGTATAACTCTCGCCTCAATATTGCAAACATAAAGAAAATGTTGTTTTCTGGCTATAACGCGGCATCTGTATTTTGTTATACAGATGGATATGTCGGCAATTGGAATGATGAGCACATGACCCCAACATACTTTGACGACAAGGCTGCCTATTCTGTATACATTTACATCAAGCAGGACGGCAGGGATATTATAGTGAGAGGGGATGCATATCAATTGGGCAACTATGATGCTCCTATGTTGTTCATATACTATCCTAATGTCAATGCTTACAAGGCTGTCATTGTAAAGTGGTACGTTTGGGGTTCCCCATACGAGGTGCAGCTCGAGCAGCATGGTTTCCTTAATGGTTCATTCTATTTTGGAGGTTGGGACAATCCAGAACAGAAAGGTACAACTCCCACCGTATCGAGCATTTCAGACCGCACAATAGATGTCCCCAACAAAATCTACACCTCCGAGGTCAACAACCCCTTCTACTTCCCGGTACTTGGTATCAACACCGTTGGCACGGGAGAGATTAAGGGCATCTGTTCTGCAGCAAAGGCTCTCTCAGAAGGACAGTTCGGTCAGTTTCCTCTCTATGCCTTCACCTCTGAGGGTGTATGGGCGTTAGAGGTTTCGTCTACTGGCACCTATTCTGCCAAGCAGCCCATCACGCGCGACGTGTGCATCAATCCCGACGGCATCACACAGCTTGACTCCGCTGTTCTCTTCCCAACAGACCGCGGTATAATGCTGATCAGCGGCTCGCAGACACAGTGCATATCCGAAGCCATCAACTCCGAATATCCGTTCGATGCGCTCCGGCTTCCCGGGTTCGACAAGCTGCACACCATACTCGGACATGAACCTGCAACAGACAAGTGTCTGCCCACGCTGCCGTTCACAGAATTTCTGAAGCAGTGCCGGATGCTGTACGACTATGTTCATAAGCGAGTCATTGTCTATGCTCCCGGTATCACCTACGCCTATGTATTCTCGCTGAAGACAAATCAATGGGGAATGATGTTCTCTAACATCGTCTCACACCTCAATTCATATCCGGATGCACTGGCCATGGACACAAAAAATGCAGTACTCAACTTCTCTGTCCCAATAACGGATACCGTCAAATGCCTGTACGTCACACGCCCTCTCAAACTTGAAGCGGCAAACGTATTGAAGACTGTCGCCAGTGTCATACAGCGTGGACTGTTCCGCAAAGGAAACGTATCCACGGCCCTCTACGGTTCGCGCGACTTGCAGAACTGGCACCTTGTATGGTCAAGTAAAGACCATTACCTACAGGGCTTCCGTGGCTCTCCTTACAAGTATTTCCGAATTGCCGGTGTAGCCACACTCTCACCAGATGAAAACATCTACGGCGCGTCAGTCGAGTTCACACCTCGACAAACCAACAAGCCGAGATAAAGAAGATATTATTAGGTTTAGTTATTTATTAAGGTTAGATTGTTTTAGGTAACAAAAGAGCCGGGATGCGTGATGCACCTCGGCTCTTGTCTTTATTATCCTAACCAATGTTGCCTGATACGCTTCCTCTCCATTCTTGAATGGATGGACGTGCGTATTTCTTGTTCTGCCTCAGCAGCCTTGGCAAGCCACGTCTCCGATTTCGACGGATTAGTTATGCTTAGCCAGTCGGCCACGCCTCGGCACACAAGGTATTCATGTATCAGCCTTTCCACATAGGTCAGCGTGGTTTGCGAAATAGTGTTGGGCACACTCATGTTTATATGATATTGCTCCCTCTCCTTTAGCTTATCGTCAAACTCTGTCTTGACGATTTCCTTCTTTGACCAAGGGTAAAGCATTTCCCGGCACATGGAGATACCCAAATCCAGCACTCTTGTCACCCGGTCCACATTGCCCTCCTCGCCAACGTCAGCCACCATGTGCTTGGCGTGCTCGGTTTCCGGGGCCATTACATGGCTCTCCACATAGGCATTGTTCTTGATGTCATAGAGCAGCTGTTCTCGCTCGAAGGTAAGCTTTACCTTTAGCTTCGCTCCCTCATTCTCTATGCAGCAGCTCATAAGCGTTCCTCCTTAGTCTGTTGGACGCTTCGGGCGGCTACGCTTGCTCACTGCCTGTTGGATGCTCAGCAAACTTCTCTGTGCAAGGGCGATGTACTGTTCAGCGTCTGCCTTGTTTGTCACCATGTACCACTCGGCGATGGCAGAGTTCTTCAGGTAGTCGTGGATAGCCTCGCCTACACCGGTGGTTGCAGCCTCGTTGAAGTTGCTCGGCATTGTGAGGTTAAGCGTCAGGTCTGTGCTGCCGTCATAGTGGCTGTTGTCTGTGGTTGTGCCGTCCTCGTTGAGATAGTCTGACAATTCTGTCTTCACCTCGGCAAAGCCTTTCTTGATAGAGCGAAGTATCTTCTCGCGGTTTTCTTCGTCCTCAGAGGCAAACATGCTCGCCACCTCCTTGTGGTTGTCCTTGTTCTGGATAGTACGGCCACGCAAGAAGGTCTCGTTCATGATGTCGAAGAGAAGCCACGAAATTTTGATGGTTGCCGTCACGCCCTTCTTGGCACCTAATGTCTTTTCTTGTCCTTCCATGTCAATAAAATATTATTTGTTAGTCACTCGGACGGGTCGGTCTCTTGCGGCTGTATAGCAGACGTTCCGCACCGTCCATCATTTCTCCGGCTTGGTTGAAGTAGTCAGCGGCTTCGCCCTTGTTGGCCAGCTTGAACCACTGGGCGATGATTGAGGCAATGAAGAAGTTGCGAAGGGCCGACTGTACGTTGTCCTTCATCCCTTTGTCAAACGACTTGCTCACCTCCAGCACGGCTTCGTAGCCTGTCCTCGTCGCAAGCGACGGAACAACGATGCTCTGTGCCTCCACATCTTTAGGTTGTTGTATGGGTGGAATAGGAGTTATCGTTACAAGTATCTGCTTCGTAGCTCCGCTCACGATCATCTCTTTCAGCCTCTCATTGGTGGCAAGCACCGACTCCTCCCAAAACCTGCCGAGGTCTGAAAGATCGCTGTCCGTGGCGAGGATGCGGTCTCGCGCTCCATCGTCGCCGTCTATCAGCTTCGCGCCTGTGTAGTCGGTAGCCTTTGCCACCTCTTCATACACGTCGTCCTTGAATATCTGTACGGTGATTGTCTCCATGTCAGAATGAGATTAGTGAATACGTTAGTCCGATGCCTATATATGGCTGCATACCTTGTTTGCCGAAGCCGTAACCTGCCGTCACACCGATATGCCATTTCTTAGGAGGCTGCTTAATCTTGCGCGTTACATACTCATGCTTGGGATATACATAGATGCTGTCAAGCTGCACGTCATATCCGCTCACCCATGCCGTGTAGTCACTGCTTTTATACATCTTTTGGATGATGGGGATAGTAACCTCCGCACTGTCACGCACATCTGCCGCATCGTTTTGTGTACAGCTTTCTGCCGGTTGTGTGTCCGCACGGATAGATGGCTGCGCCTTGTCACTCTTGGGAAGGGTCACGGTCTTGTACGTCAACACCAAACTGTCCTTGGGTACTGGCTTATAGTAAGGTATGGTATCAATCACAGTGTCACGCACCACATCTGCAGGTTCATGATCTTTGCTGTAGCCTCCGCAATGCACGATGCCAACCAAACAGACGATGCCAACAACCACACCTAACATTGCCCACAAAAAGCCTAAAATCTTCTTATCCATAATAGTCTTTGATAAATTCAACAATAGCGTTCACATGCACGGCTGTCACCTTCTCCTTGCCTTCCTCACTCAACAACAGGTCAACGTCTTCTTCGTTGTCTTGGAAAAGGTTCTCCGTCAACACTGCAGGGCAGTTCGTGTCTCTACAGATAGCAAGGTTCTGGGCGATGTACTTGGCATAGGGCACACAACGGTTGCCTTTCAGTCCTTGAAGTATTGCTTCGTTCCAAAGATACTGCGCCAAAGCCTTGCTCTTTGCGGATGCGTTCATGCCTACATGGGCAGAAAAGCCTCGCGCCTCATGCCATTTGCCGTCGCCTCCTGCTGCATTGTTGTGGATCGAGATAAGCAGTACGTTCTTGGTGCCTACTTTCTTGCAGATGTCGTTCACACGCTTGCAGCGTACAGACAGTGCAACGTCCTGCTCCTCTTCCACAACACGCTCTGCATTGTAGCCCATGCCGCGAAGCTCGGTCATAACTCGGGTTGCAATCTCTCTTGCATAGGCATATTCACGCAAACGACCATCAGGCGATTGCTTGCCTTTAGTGTTCACCCCATGCCCATTGTCGATTAGAATTTTAATCATAATATATAATTTGCTTAGAAAGTTGTAGAAATCTGTATATAATTTTACGCAAAAGTTGTATTTATGCGTTCAACCTTTGGTAAAAGTCTGTCTTGATATTATCATACGCAAGTTTAATGTTAGTATAAGCACGAGCATTGTTTGCGCCATCTTCATTATAAATCTCACCTTCAACAATCTTCGCCACGTCCTCCACCCATTCCGAACTGCAAAACTCTGAAATGGATTTACCTCGATATGTGAAAGAGTCGAAGCGCGAGTTGCGGTCGTTGTGTATAACGAGCAACGACTTGCGTATCTTCGCTGCTGTCGCTTCGTGGTCTATGATGTGGTTCTCTTCTCTTACACGCTTGATAAGTCGGCACACCTGCTCAATGCTGAGGTCGAAAGCAAAACCTGTAAGGTTGTGGATGCGTAACAATGTCTCCGGGCGAAGACCCTCTGATATGTCTTGCAGCATGTCGTTCTGCTTACGTGTCTCTTCGGCAAGGTTGTGCATACTGTCCTTCTGGTCTTGCATCATCTGTTCGATGATGCTCTTGAACCAACGGAAGAGGGCCACCATCATAGCTGCGGAAAGGAGAAGGAATAAGGCTGCTGTTATTGCCATCATGCCATAGTCGCTAATACCTTTAGCCACCTGCGTAATTTGACTTACATCGTTCATTTCCCTGTCAGTGTTACTCTTATCAATCGTCCTACAACTACTCCGGCCATCGTACAACCGAAGTCAACCCAATCCCATTTGCCGCCATACAACTTGTCTTTAAGTTCCAAGGCTCCAGCTACACCAGCTCCGGCATACAGCGCACAGTAGGTATCATCAGCTCCCAATCCGATGAGAACGCCGCCTACGATATGTCTGCCGCGGTTACTGGATTTTAACCATGTAATAATCTTTTTCATTGCCATTATGATTTTATGTTCTTGGCAAATTTAGCGACTTAACCGGTGAACGTCGTTTTAACTATTGTAGCACAAAAAAAGAGGAGCAAGATTTCTCCTGTTCCTCTTATTGATAATGTTGTGATTACATGTCAAACACATCCCAATCTACATTGTCCTTCTCCTTCCATCCGTTCCTGATGGTTTCAAGAATGAAACATGCAGCGGCCTCGCTGAACTTCTTGAACTCGTCTCGCGTCTGGAAGGTATGATAGATTGGTGTAGCGTCAGCTTTCTCGTTGAGCTTCAACGTAAGTGGGAATGTAACACTTTCGTTGTTCTCAATAGAGGCAAAGTTACGCTGCTTCTCGTCTGTGAGCCAAACCTTGATGCCCTCATACTCAAACTGATTAACAATCTTGTCTTTGGTCTCTGCGTCTATCGTAGCCCAAACAAGTTTCTTTATCTCGTCAAGCGTGGGCTTGTGCGTGAACGTATGGCGGTATTCGTATGTACCGCTCTCTGTTTCATACAGACCGAAATAGAGCAGCCATTTATTCTTGCCTACTCGTTGCAGTCCGTCCTGACGTTTGGTTGTGCCGTATATCTTTTCCATTGTCGCTATGATTTTGTTGAGGCAAAGATATAGTATGCAGCCCAATTCACGCTTTTATCTTTAGTGAGTCGCTTTAGGTGAAGTTATACTTTCGCTTGCTGCCGTCAAACTGTTCGCACTTGATGACGGTCTCAAACGGAAAGCCATCCTCGATGTCGCTTTTCTGGTCAAGGATGCCTTTCATCTCGTCCGAAGCGGTGAAGAACTTGCCCCATTCCTGTGTCGCAGGGTTCTTGAACGACACTAAGTAGCGGTCTTCGCCAAACTTCGTGTCCAGTGTCTCGTAGTCGTGAATTTCTACCGGGATGTTCACGATGTCACCCAAGCGTGTCACCTTGCCCGGAAAACGTTTCTTTCCGTCTGCTGGCTTATAGGTCACGCCCATTTCTGAAAATTTCTTCATATTTTTACCTGTTAATATATAATATAAATGCTGGCAGTCCGCATGACATGCCATTCCTTTGAACGAGCCTATAATTTGTTGCCTTCGCTTTCTCGACTTTATCTTGGCGAGTTTCCTTGCAGCGTTTACCTTTGTGCGCTTGCGTATTCGTGAGTGGTCACCATAATCAATATAACCCAGTGCATCCATTCCTGCGCTCACTGGAGCAACCTTTTCGCTCGGCTTGATTATCAGATTGTAGGGTTTACTTAGTCTGTGCAGTGTGTCTCTGTGTTTCCACAACTCTTTTTTATTGTCACCAAGTATGTATATGTCGTCACAAAAGCGGTTGTAGTTATCTTTTCCACACTCCTCTATCATGGCATGGTCAATGTCATTGTGGTACAGGTTACCGAAGAACTGCGAGGAGCGTAGTCCCTTGCTGATGCCTACTTTACCATCTGGGTGCAATGCCTTAACAAAGTTTATAAGTATGGGTAGCAGCAAAGGGTCAGCGATATACTGCTTGATGATGTCAATCATCTTGTCGTGCAGTATGTGGTCATAATAACCTTCATAGTCGCTTTGATAATAATATATAAGGTCGGGGTTCTCGGCTCTCACTTCCTGCATCTTGTGGAATAGTCCGTGTGGGCCGCGTCCTTCTATCGAAGCTGCCGTGTTTTCTATTAGCAATGGCGAAAGGTGTTTCTCCACAATCTCCATGATGGCATTGCAGCCTATACGTTTCACAACATGAGGCGCTTGAACCATTCTTCTCTTCGGACCATCGTCCACCTCAAACGAAGACAGACGCTCAACACGAAATGTGCCATTGCCTATTTGTTCTTTCAGCTCGGCAATAATTTCTTTCTTGCGCACCATATAGCGCACCATGCGTGGAGTACATTCCACACCATCTATAACAACCTTCTCCCTCCATTTTATTCCGCTTCGCGTGTCGGCGTTATGAAGGTTCGACATGACACGCTTGAACGAGCGTTCCATGTTTTCGTCCGAAATGATTTCCGGGATGAGGTTATATAAAGGAAAACAGATAGAAGTTGGAGCTTCTACCTGTCCTAATAAGTCTTCCAGTTGATTGACAGCCTTCCTGTCCTGTGGGGAGTTGACGCACTCCCCACATGTGGTTAATGTCGTGTTCCGGCTTTCCATATTTTTGTTATGCTTTTGCCGAGGCTCTAACCCCTCGGAGTGTGGTTGTGACAATCCCGTGCCACGTCAGAGGCCTCCGATTATTGTTAACCTTAGAATTTGAGCCGACCACCGTAGTTCGTGTTCGAGTTCGAAGAAGCGTTGTTCGCGTTCGCATAAGCGAGACCGCTGTTCGCATTCGAGTTGTTGCCAGACCGCAGAACACAGCGGCGCGTGGGATTTTCTGCCTTTTGTTTCTTGTTATACTATCGGACGCACAATGTCCACTTTTAGTCCCAAAGCGTCAATGATGCGGAAAAACATTCCCACACCAGGCTCTATCACACCTTTCTCTATGCGTGATATGTAGGTCTTGTCCGTACCGACTTTCTTTGCGAGGTCAGATTGGGTCATGTGCTCCTGCTTACGGGCATCATAGATAATCTGTCCCACGCAATAGTTGGTGGCTTCTTTTCTGAAAGCCTCTCTTTCCGCAGTTCCTACTGCTCCATACTTGGCGTCAAGAATGGCATCAAAACTGCTAATGTCATTTCTTTCCTGCATAATATTCCTTTTTAAGTTCAAGTGCTCTGTCTATCTCTTTGGAGGGTGTCTTCTGGGTTTTCTTCTGAAAGCCGTTGAAGAGCATCACGATGTTGCCCTCGTCGAAAATGAAGAACGCTCGATATATATTACCATTGTAGGAGGCTCTTATTTCATAGAGACCATCCTTTATGTACTTTACAAATTTTTCGCTCACTCTGTCCTGCATCTTCAGCACATCAAGCACATAGTCTATCTTCTTCTGCGCTCCTGCTTCCAAGGCGCGGTAGAACGTGAGGAAATAATCTTTGTAAACCAGTATTCTCCGTTCTGAGTTCATGGTGCAAAGGTAATACAAAAAGTTGATATATCATACAACTTTTACTTTTATTTTGCAGAGCCTATAAAAAATCTCGCTGACGCGAGATAAAAAGGGAGAGGGAGCAGCCTCCTTTCGTCGGCTCTCCCTCTGACGCTTTTTTCGAGCTTTCGCTTTCCGCTTAGTCAACAATCACGAATTTTCCGCGGAAGGCGAGCCGACCACCGCAGAACGAGCTCGAGAGCGAAGAAGCGTAGTACGCGCACGCACAAGCGAGACCGCTGACCGCAAACGAGTAGTTGCCAGACCGCAGAACACAGCGGCCTCTGCTGCCGGGGAACCATAGTCCTGCCGCATAGTGGGTCGTGTATTTGCTGGTGTCGGTCTGATGCACCTTGCTGGGCAATATGTCGCACTTGGCTCCATGCACCACTCTCACCACGCAGTTGCCACCACTGGTAACACTCTGCACCATGCGCTCTGTCTTCTTTATAGGGTCGTAGATGTGGAACACATAGTCCACAGGGTCATCGCTTGTCTCCACGCATCTGTTCTTGTAGAACTCGGTGTAGCTCTTCACGTTTCCTGCTATGTAGTCCATCCACTCCGAGTCACAGCCCACATAGTGCTTCAAGCCCATGATTGAGTTCATCGCATTGCCCACATAGGCAGTGTCGGCCATGCCTATGTCGTCGCGGCTGTTCAGTATCGCATCATGCGCTCCGTTGCCCACAACGGCTTGCTCGTTGGTCGTGCCGTGCGTTGCCCACCACAGGTTGCTTATCTCCTTGTGCATCTCGTAGTCTTGCAACTGATAACCCTCGCCACGCATACGGCAGCAGTTCTGGAAGTCCTTGTCGGTGAAGTGCAACGTGCCGTTAGGCATCTCCGTCGGGTTGCCCTCGCTGTCGTATGCCCATTCGTTTGAGGTCTGCGATGTTCCGTCGCCTTTCTTCGAACGCACCGCTCCCGATATGCTTCGGGGGCGTTTCAGTCCATCTATGGTTATGGGGTACGTTCCAACGAGGCTGTCCACCTCACCCACGGTATGCTCCGTCCATTCGGGTTCAATGGCTTCCAAACTCTCGCTGTCAACGGCAAGACACATGGTGTCTTCGATGTCGCGATACGATGTAAAGTACATCCACTTGGCGCCATTCGGCACATCACAGAACACATATTTGCCTATGGTGAAGTCAAAGTAGGTGTGGCTCACCATCATGATGAACTTGCCTACTATCTTTCCGCTCGCATCGGTGAACACGGCTCCGAGCCTTGCATGGTTCAGTCCAGGCCACCTCACTTGCTTCATGCCTTCCACGTCCATGCGGTAGGCATTCACGTTGGCGGCTGTCGTGATGATGTTGTCGCCGATGGTCTCGCCCTCCTGCGCCTCGTCTGCATAGATGCCTGTATTCTCGGCATAGAGCAACTCCGAAAGCATTGCTTCTTTCTTCTTGCCTACGGTGGTCAGCGGCTCGTTGTCGGTCATTGAGTGGAAGATATACTTTACTTGGTTCTTGTAGTCGTTCACACCTTTGTACCAGAAGTGGGGCAAATGGTGGAAGATGTCGAAGCCTTCTCCTGCGCTGTCGCCCACATCAAAGGTTTCGCCGTTAATGAGGCGGTTGAAGTCGGTGTCGCTCAGTTGTCTGCCTTCCATCTGTTTCAACTTACTGTTGTAGGTACACTTGTAGGCATGGGTGTTCTGCACGATTTTCAGTGTGTGTCCGCTTGCCACGAATGTCTTGTCGTAGTCGGCACCTGTCTCGTTCTCGGGATTGCTGTATTTCTCGCAGAAGTCGCCGCTCACTACATCGTCTATCTTCACCATGGAGAACTGCGAGTTGATGACGGTCAGTCTGGGGAAGTACGTTTGCTGGGCTTTCACCTCTTCATCTTCCACCAACTCTGTCAATATCCAGCGGCCCAACAGTCCACTACACTGGCCGCTCTCATCGTAGGTTGCTCCGTTGGCATCTATTCCCACGGCTCCGCTATTCTTGATAGCGCGCAGCATCTCCACACTTGCCGTGGCATTGATGCCGGGTATGCGCACACTCTTCAACGCTCCTGCCGTGGTTATCTGCCGCAGCAAGGTCATGGTGTCTATCTTCGGACATTCGTCCAAGAACATCTTCGTCACCTTGCTCATGCCGCCCTCAATGGTCAGTCCGCCGGGATAGGTCAGCCGTGGCAGGTTCTTGAAGTAGAGTGTGGTCATAGTACCGGGCAACTGTAGCGTTTCTATCGGGGCGGTCTCTGCCAAGTCAATGCTCGCAAGTTGCGAACCGCTCGCCAGCACCTCGGTCAGTCGTGGACAGTACGAGGCTATGATGCTCGTTATCTTCGTGTTCCGCACGTCTATGCGCTTCAAGAAACTCTTATTGCCCATGTTCAGCTGGGTGATGGCTCCGCTGCCTTCTTCTGGTGTGTAGTCCTCACCGCCGATGATTATCTCCTGCAGCAGGTCGCAGTTGCTGATGTCCCAGCCCTCTGCCTTTGGTGTGCAGCCGCTCACGTCAAGGCTGGCAAGGTATTTCGCACCAAACACATAGAGCATCGTTCCCGAGCCTGTGGCGGTCATGCCGCTCTTCAGCGTATAGCTTTCTCCTGCTTTGAGGTAACAGCTGTCCACACAAGCGTCTGCACGGTCCACACCCAGTCCGAAGAATGCGTCCTGCGCTGCCGTTATCTTGATGCTGATGTCTGTACCTACGGCACGCATCTTGAATGGGTTGGTGTACAGCTCGCCCACTTGGTAGAAACCGTCACGATAGGCAAAACGCTTCTCAAACGTTACGGGCAGGTCTTCATACCTCAGTCCGTGTACGGCATAGTAGTAGTTGGCTCCTGCCTTGGAGCTCTCGATATACTTGCGCTCGTTGTCAAACGAACTGGTTATCTTCGCCCACTTGTCTATGCGGTCGGTTATCCACAGTTTCTTGCAGCCGTCTGGCGAGAATATCTTGATGCCGTCTGCCTCTGCCGTGCGCATATCCTGCGCCACATCGTGCAGTGTTGCTGTAGTGCTGCCCTTGTCGTCAAGCCAGAACTTGTCTCCTGCATACGCTTGCTGGAACATCACCGAGTTCCAGCCTTGGTAGTAGTGCTTGGGGTCTGCCTTGCTGTCCAAGTCCCAAGGTATGGTCACACCGCAGTCGTTGTCCGAGAGCCACACGCAGTCACCATCATACCAGTGGTTGAAGTAGGCGCGTACCAGTCCGTTGGTGTCGAGGTAGAACGTTATCATCATGTTCTTGCTTCGCTGGTCAACGGCAAGCACATAGTCGCTGCCCACCACATACGACAATGTGGATTTCACGTTGGCCCATTCGTGCAGCTCTTCGCAGAACTTCTTCAGACGGTTCTCCTTGGTTCCTGCCACGGTCTTGCCGTGAATGGTGATGTCGCCGTCTGCCTCTGTGCGGTCTTGCGAGCAGTCTTGCGTCCACCGCAGCCACTTGTACAGATTGTATGGCACTTTCTTGCCTTGCGCATACAGGTCGTTCAAGTCGTCATCGTCTGGGTAGCGGCTTTCGTAGTAGCTCAGCCAGATAGGTTTGCTTGTGGCAGGGTCGAGCCGCATCATGTCTTCGATGCCGTTCACGCCTTGCAGCCAGCACAGACTGTCATACTTCAAGTACTCGAAGCACTCCACAGGGTTCAGCACTCTGCCCGTAACCGTCCATTTCTTCACGCTCTGGTCATACTGCATCTTGCCTGTGGTGTCTTTCCACTTGCCGCCTGTGTACTTCACATACTTGTAGTCGTTGGTCAAGTACACCGTTCCCCAGTCATAGTTCTTCACATCATCGGCAATGACTTCGGCAAGACTCTTGTCCACTTCGGTCGGGTCGGCGGTGGCATCACATTCTGCCATTTTTCCCGTACCGTCATTCTCCAGGAAGATGTGCTTCTCGCCGCAGTACTCCGAGAGCATGTAGATGTTCGAGGCTATGAGTTCGTCACTCTTGGCAAGGGTCTGTACCTTGAAGATGTTGATGTCTTGGCCTTTCTCTACCACGAGTTCCTTGAAGTCGCCATAGTTCAAGCAATCTCCGTTGTAGCCGCTCACTTTCTCGAAGCCGAAGAAAGAGGGGTTGCCCTTGTCCACGTTGAAGTTGGCCTTGGCATGGAAGTAGGCGTAGGTCTCGTTGGTGGCATCCACGCTCTGCTGGTCGGTGCGGAACATGGCGCACGTCACGCTGTCGATGCTGGTGTTCATCGTGCCTTCGCCGTTGTAGGCGTTCTGTGCAGGGGTCATATAGTCGGCTCCCATGGCGCGCTGCACCTTGTTGAACAGTTCCATCGTGGCTCCGTTGTTCGCGCCTGTCGAGTCGGAATAGTCCACCTTGATTGTTATGGTCTTTACCCACAAGCCGCCGTCTATCACCTGTATTTGGCTCTTCGCTGCCATCTTCTGTGCCGTCTTGAACTTGGCGAGTGCTGTCGGGTTGTCCTTGAAGTCCTCCTCGGTGTGGAGCATCTCAATCTTGCAGCCCTTGAACTTGCCTTTCTTGTTCTTGATTGGGCGAAGCGATGAGGTCGTGCCTTGGTTGGTGGTCGGCACTTTGTACACCTTGCAGTCCTGCCATGGGCGGTCGGGAAAACGGATTACCCAGTCAAAGTAGGCTTTGGTCTTCTTGTCGCCGTCCAGCTTGTCAAGGTAGCCGGGGTAGCTCTGCTCTATGTCGGGGGTGTCGGCGTTCTTCAGCAGCGTCACGCAGCACAGTCCTGCGTTCATGCATGCTTGCAGTGTGGGGCGGTCTTTGGTTGTTCTCTCTGCCGTCTGCGATGCCATCACTTGGTTCTTCTCGTATTCGGTCAGCATGGCGGTGGTGTCTTTCTGTCCTACGAGGTAGTTGTTGAACGCTTGGCGGTAGTTGTAGTAGGTCGCCCATGCCGTGAGGCGGTACAGGTAGATGTCGGCTTTTGTGCCGTCAAAGAGCATCGTCATGTCGTTGTGCGCGAAGCGTCCTGCATTGTAGTAGGTGGCTGCTGCCTCGTCTCCGTTCACATATATCTTGATGCTGCCTATACCCGAGTAGGGGGCTATGCTGGTCGGCTCTATCACGATGTCAAAGCGGGTCTCCTTGTCGGTCGCATACAGGGCTACGGCGGTCTGCTGTGCGCCAAGGTCGTCTGGGTTGGCGGCGGTGGCTCCGTCGCAGGTGAATACAAGCTTCTCGCCTGTCACATAGAAGCCGAGCGAGTTGTCGCCAAGGCTGTCTATGAGTCTTGCCGTGCGGTCTTCCACGTTCTTCACCTTGATGGTGAAACTCAGTGCCAGTCCGTTCTGCTCGATGCTTGTGCCGGAGAATGGTTTGTAGGTGCATCGGGCTTTCATGTCCTCTGCTATGCGCAGTGCCATGCGTCCCTTGTCGTTCTCCGTTCCGTAGGTGGGTGTGCCGTAGGTGTCCTTTACAAAGCCGTTGCTGCTCCAGTTACAGTTCTCCACGTTCACCTCCACGCTGCCGTCCTTGATGCTCTTGTCGGTCTCGCCGTTGCTGCGTGAGTCCATTGTGATGTTGAACTCTCTGAGGGTGGTCACTTCTTCCACGTCTACAAGCGAACCGTCCACCACAAATGTAGCGGTCTCGCCTTGGCTGTCGCCGCACGTCACTTGCACCGACACGCTCTTCGTGCCGTCATGCACGCTCTCAAGCACTTGCTTGGTGTAGGTGTTGGTCTGCTGGCGGTAGGCTATGGCGGTGGTCTCCTTTGCTCCGTCATAGAGTATGGTGGCTTGCGGCTCATCGTTGTCGCCTACATACACGGCATAGTCTATTTCGATGTTCTCGTATAGCTTGCGCTTGCCTTGCAGCTGGTCGGTGTACCACCGCATGGCGATGATTGGGGTATTGTTCCCTGCTTCCACTACCATTATGGCGGTATGCAGGTAGTTGCCCCTCACACCGCTGCCCACATCTTCGCCATGGATGCGCAGGGGATAGGCTCCGTGCGTGAGTGCTTCTGTCAAGCAGCTCTTTGGATCCACGGTGATGCTATGCGAGTAGGTGTCAAGTATGGTCTGCTCGCCGAGGGTCTTCCACTCGCCGTTCATGTATATCTCGGTAATAACCTTGATGCCCTTGTCCGAAGCGTTGTTGGCAAACTTGTACATCGGTATGCTCTTGGCGGCTCCGCCTACGGCAAGCGAGGTGCTGCTGGTGTAGTTCAGTGTCTGCACACTGCTGATGGTCACGTCCACACCGCTCACGTTGATGTTGCGGCTTCCCGTGTTTCCTGCATCGTCGTAGGCTATGAGTTGGAACCTCTTTGTTGTGGCGGTCACGAAGTAGCTGCTCACGTCCATCTCGAAGTCGTAGGTGTCTCCGCTGGCTGACGAGGCGCGGTTGAACATGAAAGTCTCCAAGGTCTGTCCCGTGTCGCGGTCTTTCAGAACCACCTTTTCTATCATATTGCTCAGCTCGTTGTTGCCTTGCGTGGTGATGCTTCGCACGGCGGCTTTCATCACCACGCTGCCTCCTGCCTTGGCATAGAGCGGACTTTGCTCAAACTGTATGCTCACAATGGTGCCTGTGCTCTCTCCGCCACCGCCGCCTACGGCAAACTGCACCTCATCGCCCACGGCTTCATGCTCGGCGTTCTCCAGCTGGAGTTTCACCACACCTTGGGTTTCGGTGTCGATGCGCAGGTTGTTGGGTATGTTGGTGTATGCGCCGCCTGTCGAGAAGGCTTCCTTGCCGTCTTTCTCTGGGGTGTCCGAGGTGGGTACGGCATTGTTGCCGCCTCCGCCAAACTCCACCCACGGCTTCAAGTCGGCTGGGTTGATGTCTTCTACGTTGCGTGTGAATTGGTAGGCTTCCCATTTGGGCGAGCCGTTGCTGGTCACGTCTGCGGTCTTGTAGGTCAGCACAACACCTGCTTTCGTATACGACAGTCCGCTCTCTTTCTCCTTGTCGAGCACGGCTTTTATGGCGGTAGAAAGGGTGTATTCAGTATCATCGCAGATGTCATTTACATTCACCGTGTTGCCTATGGCACTGCCGTTCGAGCCGAAGTCAGTCCAGTTGGCCTCGGTTTTCCAATCTGTTTCTGTTTTCTTGCCGTAGTTCGTCCACTGCTTGTTTTGTATGCCTGTTTCTGAAAGGAATGATAGAACAATACCGGGCTTCATATAGCGCACGCTGTTCTCCAAATCGAAGATTTTTTCAAGCACAACTGATAGTGTCACCTCCCTTTCGCCCAACGATAGCAGGTTATTAGCATTGATTGTGTTGCGACATAGTAGTTCTGTGGAGGTATTTTCTATCAGTTGACGGTTGATGTCAGCTGTACTCTCCACCTCGTTCATACGTTCCTGAATGTCGGCTCCTTCATTACCAGGAAATGCGGTGCCGCTGGTATGACCGAGCGCAAGGTCTGAACCGATTACGGCAAGTTTTGTCCCTGCCCAGCGGTAGGTCTTGTTCGTGCTCACGTCCATGAATATCTTGCCGCTGTGGGGCACACGGCCGTTCATGGTGGCTTCACCGTACAAGTCACCATCGAGCCAATTGTTGTAGTAAGTGATAGTCGGACGTAAGTCAAATTCAGACTCTGATGGCTTGGAATATTTCAGTAAGAAAGTGTTGGTTGTCTTGTTATAAGCAACCGAGCAGTTTTCATCATCTGATTTTTTAGATACAGAAGACATCTGCGCTGTTACATCACTTACGATGCAGCCAAATTCCAAGGCATCGTCCACATAACTTGGCAGATACTGCGATGCCACCTGTCCGTTTTCGTCCAGCGGTGCAAGTCCTCCTGCCGCTCCTTTGGTGTCCTTGAACGTGTCGAGGTCGCTCTGCACGGCTGCTACACCCTTGGCAAGTTCTGTCTTGTTGTCGCTGACGGTCTTTTTCAGAGTGGTGATGTCGGTCTGTGCCGTACTCATCTGACTACTCAGCGTGTTCAGTGTGTTGGCGTGGGAGGTCTGTGTGCTGCGTAGGCTCTTGATGTCTTCCTTGTTCTGGTTCACATCCACCTTTACGGCTTCAAGGTCGGCTGTCATTTCCTCCACGGCTTCCATGTACTCGGTACTGTCCACCGTAGGGTTGCCTTTCAGCAGCGGGTTGCCGCTACTGTCCACCTGCGCCACCCATGTACCACCGTCAGCTACATAGAGCTGGCCAAGATGATCTGACGCTGCACTGCCTTCTACGGTCACCAACGCCCACCATCCTTCATGAGGATTAGGGTAAGCCTCGCGTAGCTGTGCCGCCGTTTTGAACAGGCCTTTGTTCGGGCCTTTTATGTTCTTGGCTTCAAGCCAGCCGTCAACGGTCAGATTGTGGCCGACCTTTGCCGAACCGCGTATGGTGGCCTTGCCGCCGATGTTAACGTCACGACTAACCGCAACGTCACCATCTATCTGTTTTGTTGGTATTGAACTCATTATTCAAAAATGCTTTTTGCCAAGGTGTTCATTGCGGCTGCTTGCTCGCTCGCACCATAGGCGGTTAATACTAATGCAGCCGTAGTATAGACCACGGCTGTGTAACAACGCTCGCTGATGTCTATGCCGTCCTCCTCGTCTATGCTCGGATAAGGAATGTATGAGGCACGTTTCACGTAGGCTTCTTCACTGTTGCAACTGTAGAACTCCAACACCTTGCCCTCGGCACGGTTCACTACGGCACACACCGGCTTCTGGACATTGCCACGAATACCCTTGTATCTTGACGATTGCAGGTCATACAATGGGTTGTCTGCTGATATGGCCATATAGCAGGTGCGTTCCCAGTCGCTCATGCGAAAGGCAACAAGACGCATGAAATCATCGGGCAGCAGAGTCCAACCGCTTCCGTTCTCCTCCCAGTAGATGGCATCACCAAATACGTGACCTTCTTCCAAGTAGTGAACGGGAGCGGACGACTCTACACGCCGAACGGCTTCCACTATCTTTGAGCGGATGATGTCATTCAACGATAAGGTGTCAATGTCCTCATCGCTGATGAGCTGCTCGCTTGTCTTGTTCTCGTCAATGGCAATGCGTACGTCACGCTCCACGACTTCGATTTTGTACACCATACCGTCGCTGTGATTACTCGGTTACAAAAGTGATTTTAACGCCATGGGTTTCACCTACAGCTATAATTTCTGCACGAGTTCTCATCGTACCACTCTTCACACCAAACGTCTTTGTAAGATAGTCCTTGGCTTCTTGGTTGGTACTGAACTCAACTTCAGTAAGAACACGTTCGTCCTCTATAGGCTCGATGCCTGTCTCTGGTGTAGGCGTTTCTACTTCCACAGTCGGCTTCACTGTTTCTGCCTTTATTTCTTCAGACAAATGCTCATTCACCTGTTCGTCACTGTCAGGAATAGACTTGTGGGTAGCAATTCGCATGTGAGTACCGGGCAGTACTTGACGCATTACGAGTCTGATAAAACCACTCTTGTATTCCTTTGAGTTCTCAATTACAAACTGTGTAATTGGGTCTTTGGTCACCATGTATGCAGGTTGCGAACCAGTTGGAGAAGACGTGCCACCAACGAACGATAAGTTCGCCTCAATGGTGCCGGCCTTAACTTTACCGTGCCATTCCGTGAGACCATATACTCCGTATGTTTTAATTTCCATGTTATATTTTTTATTAAAAATGGGGACGGATTGACTTAAAGCGCATCCACCCCCATAATTAGCGTTGACTAAAAAGTTACTCAGCTGAAATAGGGCCGTAGAAACGAACCCACTTCTTCTCGTTCTCGCCTGTCGCATTGTACTTGAATGCGTCTCCTGCACTCACAGTAATAGTTGCTGTGCCAGACTTGATGTTCATGCCATAAGCGAACACGTAAATTACGCCATCTTCGAGATCAGCTTCGGTTGGAGCTGTGTCACTACTCCACAAGCGGAACTCGTCTGCTGCAGGAGCGGTGTCGTCATCATCATCGTCACCATCAACCCAGATGTGACAGTTGCCCTTCAAGCCAAGAGCGTCACTGACGAGAACACCATTGCGTGTAGCCTCTTCACCTTCAACGTCCTCAGTGTAGCTGCTCTCACCACGACGTACATAGTGAACCAAACGGTCTTCACCAACAATTAGACCGCTGTTCTCGTAGCCGCAATCATTGAACGTCGGCTCAATCTTAATCTGAAGCTCACCGAAGATGCAGGAAAGGCGTGTCACCTTCCAGCCAAGTCTCTCATTTGTGTAAGGCTCCATCTTGACCTCTGTATGCTTGCTCCAGTCAATGAGCTGCAAGCTCTGACCAAGATTGTTACCAACGAGGAAGAGACCGGACTTAGGCTTGTCTGCACCACCGTAGTATAGCTTGATGAGAGACATTACATCCTCAAATGTCCACTTGCCACGATGCTTCACCTCACGCTTCACCTGCCAACGAACACCATTGGTTGTATAGTCCCACTGGTCGTCACCCATGCTTGAACGTACAAGCATCTTGTTCTGCTGAGAAATGAGAAGCGTACGGTTGCCGGCAGCCTTGAACTCACGCAACTGAGCCTCTGCCTTGACAGCCTCATCGTAAGGTATCTCCATGTTCTGGTCGGCAAGATACTTTGATACGATGCTTGTCATACCTCGCTTCTGCAAGTACAAGTCGTCTGGAGAAGGAATGACAGTATTGGGGTCAACCCACTTCTGAGTCTCATACATGGCATTAGCCATACGTACTAACTTCGTACCTGCTGTTATGATATTGGTATTGCTTGCTGTTGGAGAGGTTGCTGTTGGAAGACTGCCATACTGGTCTGTCGCAGCCTGCTTAACACCGTTGGTTGCTATACAGGTGATTGTGTCGTCGTTGTTCACGCTCTTTACAAAGAGCTGGAGGGGACGACGGCTCTTGACATTGGTACCACCGATAAAGTCGTAGCCTTTGACTCCCTTGACCATAAGAGTGTCGTATGCTCGAACTTTCTTCTGGTCGGCATTTACCAACGTGATAGTATTGCCATTAACAGATGCAACCGTAACGATTGGTGTGCCTTGGTCAATTGCATAGTGTTTCACTTCCATGCTATGAACGTTCACGGACTTTGCCATCAGCATAAGCTGCATCAAAGAGTTCTGATCACGTTCAAACATGAAAATTCGTTTGTCAACTTCGGGCATTACAAGTTCGCCCATACCTCCTGATGCGTTCTCTACTCCACTGACGGTAGTAGGCGCACCACCTAACTGTGTCTGAAGACCAGCGGAACCAGCACTTGGAGTAAGTTCAGGACTATCTGGCGTGTTTGCACTGCCAGAGTTCTGTTGCTGGGTTGTTGTTACTTCTACGCTCATTTTATTTTTTTTATTTGTTATTGTTATGTTTCGTTTTTGCCGGTACCTTGACAATGCTTTTCTTCACAAAGCCTTCGTTATGTATAGCTTTGCTTGCTTCCATTAACGCACTTACAGTGGTACAGGCACCACCGATATGTGTTCGCAATCCTGCACTTCCTTGTGAGGGTTCACGTGGCTTTGTATTTGGAAATTCTACACTAATGCTCATGACGTATTATTTTGCAGCATTTGCAAAGTCAAAGATGTCCATGTTTCTCTTGTTCTTGGGCGCACCGCCATTCTTGCCGTTCAGTGGTGATGTGCCGTCGCCTTTGTCTCGCTTGCGCAAGCCTTCCACAATCTTGTCATTGCGTCCGGCAACACGTCCCTCTTCACTTGCTGAGGCTACATCACTGTCATGGTTGATGGCATTCACGAACATTGCAAGAGTCTCTTTCGAGAACTTGCCCATTACACCGTCACGAACCACGGTCAAAACGGCATCAACTACAGCGTCAATCTGTTCGTCGCTCATGCCACGCTCTTCTTGGAACTGACGAAGGGTTTCAAGACTTGCGTCCATGTTCTTCTCATATTCCTCGTCAAGCTGTCTTGACTTGGCTACACGCTCCACATAGTCCTTGTTGGCCTCGGCTATCTTCTCCTGCATTTCAGGATCGTCAAGTACGTCCTGTATTTCTATGCCGAAGTTTTTTACAAGCCCGACGTAGGGGTCGTTACCATTGTGCATATCAGCAAGGAACTGTGCACTTCTCGGGTCAGCGGCAAACATGTCGGACATGGCCTTTTCCCTGTCCTTGTAGCCGCTAAGATCCTGCTCGTATTGGTCGTAATCGTCGTAAATCTGACCGTAAATCTCCTCATCATCCTCGAACTTCTTGTCGGGATATTTCTTTCGCAGCCGTTCCAACTGTTGGTCGCGTCTGCTCTTAACTCCGTTGTTATCAGCCATTATCTTCAAAATCTTTAGAATGTGTCATATTCATTTGCAAAAATACCTATATAAGATGTGGACTGACTTTTAACTTTTGTGACCTCGTTTCTGTAACTTTGAGGAAACAATCGAGCACTTTTATGAAATACTTTGGCAGCATTCTTGAATTTACACGCGAACGTAATAACGACCTCATGAGGGCATATCGGGAGAAACTCGCAGAGGCATCCATCATCGTGATGCCGGTCATCTTCGAACTTGTCGCTCAGTCTCCGGCTTCTCGCTTTTGGGTGAGCGAGGAGAGGGCTGCTATTGTCATTTCAGCAATGGCAGCTGGAAAACCGATGCCAAGGATGAGGAGCAACAAGCGTGAAATGTTTGAGGAGATTTACCGAAGGTTCGTTATACTACGTGAGAAACAGCCCGACAAATCGGTGTACGAACTTGTGACGAAAATAGTAAATCAACCTGCACCGAAATTCTATCTCACGCCTCGTACAGTGGGCGAATTTATTTACCGAATAAAGAATGGATGGTATGACAACCAATATGATAGATACAGAGATTGCACGCTTACTCGCTGAAAACGACCGGCGAAATGAGGTGATGTTCGCTCACTTCGACCCGGTCACGGGTGAAGGGTCCATAGGGGAACGTGTGCGAGTGTGTATCTCTGACTTTGCCATACCCGTCCAATGGCTCCCTGTAGAGATGATGAAAATACAAATGGTGAAGAAACTTGTCAAGGCTGGGTCTATCGACAAGTTTCTTTCGTCTGTTCTCCATGTTGAGCCAAACGATGATGATTACATCAAGGTCTCGCGTAAGTTCATACGACTACGCTTCAAACACGACTTCCCTTTCTGGGCGGCTACGCTCGTCTATATCCACAACAAGAAGGCTGGTAAGGACGTGTTGTTCCGGCTTTACTATCCGCAGCGTATTTTGGTGTCTCGTTTTGAGGCGAAGAGAAAAGCTCGTCTCCCTATACGACTAATATTGTTGAAGGCTCGACAGTGGGGTGGTTCTACTACAACACAGCTCTACATGGCATGGCTTCAGTTCAACCATCGAAAGGGACTAAATTCACTTATCATTGCACATCAAGGAGCCGCTTCTGACGAAATCAAGGATATGTTCGACCTCATGATTGACAGATACCCGGTAGAGTTCCTGCACAAACTGGGTGAGGCATATTCCGAGAACGAGCCGAAGTTGGTTGGTGTAGGTAAGTCTGGCTCCACTCATCGCGTACCACAACGCAATTGCAAGATTAAGGTTGGCACTGCTGAGCGTCCTAATGGATGCCGTGGCGGTGCCTATTCTCTTGTGCATTTGTCAGAGGTCGGTTTGTGGCAAAAGACAGAAGGTAAGTCACCGCAGGACATCGTGCGTTCGGCATGTTCGGGTATTCTTTTGGAACCATTCACGATGATCGTAATGGAGAGTACACCGAATGGAACAGGAAACTTCTTCCACACAGAATATACGGCTGCTGCAGATCCTACAATCAAATCACAATATGAAGCTCTTTTTATATCGTGGTTTCAGATTGAGCAGTATTCCAAGCAGTTCGCTTCTGCTGACGAAATGCGTGAATTTGCACAATGGCTGTATGAGAATAGAGAGAATGCCTATGTGCCGTCAAATCGTGAGGAGTCCGGACGCTACCTTTGGTCGTTATGGGAGAAAGGGGCTACACTGGAGGCTATCAACTGGTACATAGAGGAGCGTGCAGGTAAGGACGACTTTGCTGTAATGGCTTCCGAGTTCCCTTCTGATGATGTGGAGGCTTTCGTTCATTCTGGTTCTATGGTGTTCGACAAATACCGTGTCAAGAAGTTCGAGCGGTTCTGCAAGCAGCCTCAGTATATCGGTGAGGTATATGCTGATGGAGACGAAGGAGAGGATGCACTTTCCAATCTCCGTTTCCGTGCAGACAGGCAAGGATTGCTTTCTATATGGGCAATGCCGGAAACATTCGAAGGCTACGAAGTTGTCAACCGTTATCTTACCGTTGTCGATGTGGGTGGACGTTCCAATAAAGCTGACTGGTCTGTTATCGTGGTATTCGACAGGCTTAGTATGATTGATGGTAGCGAGCCGCCGTCTGTGGTGGCTCAGTGGTACGGACATTGCGACATAGACCAACTCGCTTGGCGTGCAGCACAGATAGCGGCGTTCTACGACAATTCTCTTCTGGTCATTGAGTCTAACACGTTGGAGACTCACGACAAGGAGCGTCAGGTGGAAGGTGGCGACCAGTCGCAATATATACTCAATCAGATTTCAGACATCTACCCGAACTTGTATGCACGCAAGCAGTCGGAGGATGAAATAAGGGAGGGCGCACCGCGTAAATATGGCTTCCATACCAATGTGTCAACAAAGCCGATGATTATCTCTACCCTCATCAAGGTGGTACGCGACCGACTCTATATCGAGCGCGACAAACGCTGTCTGGATGAATACAACACCTATGAGCGAAAACAGAACGGTGCGTATGGTGCTATTACTGGCAAACATGACGACTTGCTTATGACACGTGCAATAGGTCTGCATATCTGCTTCCGGGAAATGGATATGCCTGAATGGGTTCCTATTGTTAACCGTACACTTAGAAAAGACAGAAGCCCCGTTTCCGAGGCTTCCATCTGATAGTTTTATTAAGACGCTTGTAGCATCTGCTGTGCCTGTTGCATGGCAGATGCGTTTGCGTTTTGATGAACCTGCTGCGCAAGTTCCGGAGAAATGCCGTCCGGCACCTTGCCTTGTTCCAGCTGTTCCCTTTGTGACTTGATGCTCTGCAGCAACTCGTCGGCAAATGGAAAGTCGCCGTGTTCCAACAGCTGCTCCACGCTGATAGCGTTCTTTTCCCACAACTGCATAAGCATGTCGTTGGTTAGAGCGCGGTATGCTGGGGTTGCTGTGCTCTCCACAATCGAAAGGTCAAACTCTACGTCGCGTATCTTCTTCGGGTCGTACTCCACAATGGTAGAGTTCTTTCCTGCAATGTTGAATACACGTGGCGTGTCGTAAAACTGCTGAATGTTCTTCACGTCCTTATACGCACCTTCTTTTACGAAAGAAGAGAACGTGTCGAGCAAATCAAGCAGAGACGTTGAGGCGTTCTGTGCCTGTTGATTGTACAGACTGGCCGACATACCCGAATAACCGGGCTTGCCTTGCAATGCGCCGTTAACGCCGGATATGTCTTCGAAGAACTTCAACTGCATGCTCAGCAACTCTGAGATACCTATCTGTGTGCAGTTGTTGGCTATCTGCTGAGGCAATGGCGTTCCGGCCTTCGGTGTCCTGATCATGATGATGCCGTTGAAGCGTGCCCATTCGTCGGCAACGTCGTCCATTGACATTCCCTTCGGTAAGCAGTCTTCCGGGAACAACAACACACCTTTTGCCGAAGCTCGCATAATCCAGTCGTACATCGTAATCAAACGGTTTGTGTATCGCTGCTGGTCTATTACATTGCTGACAAAGCTATGTATCTCACCGTCGATGAACGGATATGCTTTGAACACATACGGATGGCTCTTGTGCTCGTATGGGGTTTCGCCTTCTTCCAGAATGTCACCAAACGGAGTGAGCATGTAATAATACCAGTAGCTATCCATAAACCACTCCCAACGGATAAGCGGCACATCGCTCTCGTCCATACCAAGCTCACGGGCCTCTTGTAAACGCTTGTTGTTTTCGTCTGTTACAAGGGCTTGGAAATCCTCAATGTCTATCTTGAACACATCGCCGTTGTTTACGTCATGGCAGCGGACACGTGGTTTGCTTTCCTTCCTCCACACTTCTATTACACGACAACGTGTCACATCATACGGAACAAAAAAATCAAAGTTGCCCTGCAAAGGATGGCCAAAATGATTAAACGTAGCACTGAGATACGATTTGTCTTTGGCAAACTTGTATATCTCGGCCAGACGGTTGTAATCGTTTCCGTCCTTGGCAAAGCGTCCGCACAGTTCCTCAAACGATATGTCATGCACCTCGCCCACACAACTGCAATCCCAACCTCGGAAATCCCTCATGTTGTTATCGATGAAGAAGTTGTTGGGCTGTACATAGTCGGTCCAACAGTCCAGTTTGTTTTCTCGCCAGCCATACCACTTACGCTGCACGACAAAGCCCGATATAAGGAACTCCTCCATACATCGTGCGTTTATTTCTGTCATGCGGTTCAGCTGCATGTTGCATTGCAACACGGTACTCATCGTCTCGCCATAACGCTGCTCGTCGCGGTCTCGTGCCGTACAAGTTGGTTCCTTGGCTTGACTGCGGTATATACCAAGTACAGCTTGTACCATACGACGAATGAGATTGTTCTTCAAGGGTACATTACCTTGCTTCTTGATGAGTTCCTCTTCGCGTATTTTCCGACCATTCACACAAACGTAGTCATCCCACTGCCGTCCGTAGGTGTAGTTCTTGTTACGTTCACGGTCTCTGCGGAACGTATCCATAGCAAGCCAATACTGCTGGGCTTGCCACAATACCTCAAATGCACGGTTACCGCCCAACGTGTGCTTGGCTGTAGCTACGCTGTCCATTCCTTCATGAGGCATGACAGCACTCGCCTTATGTAATTTTCTTCTTGCCATAATTTTATAATTTGGGACGGTGCAAAGGTAATTTCTTGCACCGTCCTTTGTTGTTTAACTATTGTTGCTTCAATCTGTCGATGTCTTCAAGCATCTTCGCACGTGTACTGAACATCGTGCTGACAATCGAGTCTCGTTCCTCTGCACTCTTGCAGCGTAGATACTTCGACGTGAGTTCATTCATGTCATGCTTGTATCGCTTCAAGCGCATGTGCTGGCGCATGTCGTTCGACTGGCGTAGCTGCTTCATTCCCTCGCGGTAGGCTGCACGGTCCGTCTTCTTTATCTTCGACAATGCGGTCTCTTGCTTGGCAACAGCATCGTAATCACTGAGCAACTGTTTGGTTTCCTCAGTCTCCATTCTGCTGTTCAACTTCTCCTTGGCTTTCGTAAGCACTCGGTTCTGCTGGGCAGTCATTACGGAGTCGCGAGCTTCATCAGTGTACGCCAATCCGGTCAACGGTGCGCCTCTGTGCATCTTATATCGGGCATATCGCTCGGCTATCTCTGCCGGGGTCATGCCTTGCGCCTCTGCTGCCGTTGCGTTAAGCTCGTCAAAGTAAATCTTGTCGATCTGACTTTGTGGGCAGTTGATGATGCGCGTGATAAGCAGGGCACACTCGCGAGAGGTGTTTGCGTCGTCACCACAGTAGTCCATGATGGCAACCACTGCATCTGTCAGCGATTGAGGATTGACACCTATACCAGACTGAACCATCAAGTTGGTCACATCGTTCATGGCGGCAACCTTGTCTTTGTTCCATTTGTTTACAATGTTCTGCAAGTCTGAACTAAGAGGCATATCCTTTGAAGCGGAGAATAGGTTCAAACCTTCGCCTTTAGCAAAGCCATTACCTACAGCACTCATCACGTCACCTCCAGTCAAGCCTTCTATACTGCCGAACATGGTATGGCAGAAGATGTCATGCCACATGTCGCTCTTCTCGTCCTTGTCGTCACCTAAGAGGAGATAGGGCAGATAGGCTCCCAAGTTCCAAGCAAACTGCAACAGATAGCCGAACACGCCTACGCGGACTATATCACGCATCAGGCTTCTTCTATACTCGCTCTTGGCGTTCTGGTCGGCCTTGTCGGGGTCTATGCCGTCTCTGCGCATCTGCTTGGCAAGATACTCCTCTGTGAGTCCTTTGTAACCGGGTTCAAAACGGTGTTTGAGGTTACGGAGTGCATCATACAGCTGACGTGTGTACGACATCGAAGAGTTTCTGAACACAGTGAACAGAACACTCAACCATGAACGGTCGGTCTGCATCGTAGAGAGGAACGCGCTTTCACTCGACTGCTGTGTCTGGTTGAACAGAATAGTAGCGTCTTGCTTGGCTCGCTTCTCTGCCGTCTCTTCATCATAGCCGTAACGAAGATATTTCTTCTTCTTGGTCTGATACATAGAGTGTGCACCTATGGCAACTGTCAGTGCATCGACAAAGGCATTAGGAGACATACCGATACGTGAGGCTATTTCAACAGCGCGGTTCTGCCACATCTTCCAGTCCATTTCACTCTTCATCAGTCTTGGGTCTCCTGCCATGCGGCTCTTCCAACGCTTCTCGAAGAGTGGAAGGTTTTCCATTGACCACTTCCAAGCTCCTATCGGATTGGCAATGTTTCCTGCAAGATATACAGGGCTGCTGTCAGAAAGATAAGCTGGCATAGAGAGGAACTGCTTTAATGCAGTGAACACTCTGAAACTAACCTTGGCTGCCGTTACGCCCTTCGCCACATTCACTGCGGCCTTGTCAAGGGCTGCGATTGGTGGGCGATAGGCTCCTGCGGCCATACTACACACATTGCGGAAATTCTTCCACAGAGTCTTGCCACCACCATAAACACTCGTCATGTTCATAACTTGATTGCGGAAACGCTTGTATGACAACAAGGTGTTCAAGTCGCGGTTGAACTCTGCAAAGGATGCCCAACGTTCCATCTGCTGAATGTGGTCGAGTATAACGCTGAATGCGTCTGCACCCATCACGTCAAGGGCAAGATTGTTGCGTCTGCGCTTGATGATGCTACCGGTTGAGGTCGCTGGCAATGCGGTGTCGGTTGTATCGTCGGCTACGTCCACTTCTTCAATTCTCGCATTGGCAAGTATCTTCAAAGGGAAGTAGTTCTCAATCGCTGCCATTGAAGCACCGAACATGCGCTTATGCACCTCGTTGTACTCGTTACGTTTTTCCACAAGGAACTCGTCCTGCATCCAGTCGGCAAGTTCTAAGAAGCGAGGATCAACAAATTCTTTTATGTTCTCCACATCTTCCTCGGTGATGCCCATACGGCGCAACTTCATGCGGCCGTCTGCCATCTTGTCAACCATGTATATATACAGAAGGTTGCCTTGTGTCAGTTCGTGTGCCTTCTGCTCGCCACCGTCCCAGAAGGTAACGGTTGCTTTGGGCAGGTTGCGTTCCAAAGAGAACAGATCGCCCCATTTCATCTTCTTGTCGAATACTTCGCTAACCTTCTCGTCGAGCGTCTTCAAGGCGTTTTGATAACCGGTGTACTCCTTTTCGGTAGCCTCAACCCATCCACGCATATAGCGGTTCCACAAGTAGCCCTCACCGTTCACGCTTTTCTTACCGAACATTCTCAGCATTTGGTCGAACGTGCCTAAAGGCGCAAAAACAAAGCGCACTATACTGTTATTGGCTATCTTCTGTGCCTTGCTTTCCTTGTGATGCTCGTCGTTAGGTCTGCCGGTCATGTCGGAGTTGGCATTGTGATGGATGGTCTCAACGCGCTGCTTCTCTGCCTCACGCCATGCCTTGGCTCGCTCAACGCTGCCACCAAGAACACCGCCTACTTGCTCCACTATGCTGCGGTAGGCTTCGGCTCGCTCTATCTTATTCTGACGGATGGCATCGTTGGTTGACTCCACGTATTCACGGTAAGCATCGGCTTCCATCGTTCCGGCATCCAAGTCGGCCTTGGCTTCCTTAATGCTTTCACGAAGAGCCTTTTCCTCTGCCTTGCTTTCGGTGATGTCCTCTACAAACTGATGGGCAAGCAACAGACCGCTGTACTCGATAGCTGCTTCCTCGGCTACGGCATTGTCGTCACTACTCATACGATTGGTGCAGTCTGCAATACGCTCCTCTATGTTCTCCTTTGGTAAGGAAGTAGCTTTCCTAACCACCTGCGCTATACGCTGGCCTTCTGGGTCAAGCTGTCCTTGCACCTCAATACCTCGCGCGTCAACGCGGCTTCCACGGATGGAAAGTAGTTTGCCCAGCTGGTTTGCTCCCATGCGTAGCTGGTTGTCAACCATGATGTCCATAACCTTCTGAACGTAATCACTTACGTCCTGCTTGCCATGTACATTGTTCACGGCTGAGAGGATGCGCTTTGTCTCATACTTACTCAGATCATCGAGCAATCCGTTTTCAAGCAACACCTTTGCAAGGTCTGTTATGCTCTTGACAGTTGATAGGTCATACTCTCTCTGACGTGCCATTGCCTGACGCAACTTGTTAAGATTGCCTCCTATGGCTCTCATTGCATCCTGCTTGGCTTGCCAGTTGTCAGCGTTGGCTTGGCTCGCCTCAACCTTCATCTTAGTGATGGTTTCTTCAAGTCCCATATCACCGTCGCGGAACATAATGCCCTCATCTGCAACATTATTGTCTGAAAATTCGTTAATCTCAGACTTTGTTGCTAACTTTGCATCCGAAGATGTACCGGGAGCGACAGCCGTGCTCCCATAAGTGCCATCAACGGGAGCCTTGGTGGTGGCAGGTGCATCTTTATTATAAGCCGTCAGAACCCAGTTCTTGTCGGCTATTTTTATGCCCTTTTCTCTTACGTTACGACGTATCGTAACAAGGTAACCATCCTTCACCAATACAAGTTTGTCGGCATTAGAATGTCGTTCGTCAACCTCTCCTTTGTTTATGATGTCTTCTATGCGAGATACCAAATCCTTAACAGTAGGAAAGTCCTTGTCGTTGATATGCTTGTTCAGAATATGGCAGAGTCCGCCACCTTCATTACCCCAAACCATATCAATATCTCCTACATCATTTCTATGGAAAACACCAAGCAAATCTCCGCTTTCGTGATTGACCAAGAATTTCACGGCTTGAAGAACTTTGCCCTTGAACTGGTTGTACACGCTTCCGAATGTACTGTGTCCTATTGGCTTTGGCTCACTGGTTTTATTCTTACCATCACTGAACTTAGTATCACCGAAACCTGTCTTCCTGCGCATAACCTCAGTATCAGCGGCATCGAACACGGTAGGCTTACCACCATTCTTCTTACGCTTGTATGCCTCATGCAGAACAAACGCCCAGTCCTTATCACCCCACTTCCTCTTGCCGGGGATTTTCAATCCGTCCAACAATTTTTGTAGAGCCTTTTGGAGCATGGCTTTCAGTTTGCCCCAGAACGTAAGTTCTTCGGCACTCATCTTCTCGAAGCCTTTCTCACCGATACGTCCGGCAAGGTCGGCACCATATTCCTCTGTTGCATCACGCTTGAACTGCTCACGTTTCTTTCCAGCCTCGGCATGTGCTGCTGCCATATCTGCATAGTATGAAGCGTTGGCATCCTCACCATTGGCTACATGCTCCTTGCGTTTCTTCTCGCGTATGCGGTCCACCTCGACATCGTACATCTTCTGCGCCATGCGGTCAATGGTACCGCATATCTCGTCCTTAGACACACGATAGAGTTCATCAAGGGCATTGTTCAGCTTAGCTTCATCAGGGAACAGCACGCGCAAACCATCGTGACCCACAACCTCATGCACAAACGTATTCTCAACGTCTGCCATGTTAGCATTGTTGGGAACAACAATAGTCACCTCGCCGGTCATAGGATTGAAGCTACCCTTCATTCTGCGCTGGCGCACGGAAGGTAATGCAGCCACTTCTTCCTCTGTACGGATGATGCGCACTGGAGTATGCAGACGTTCGGACAGTTCGGTCACTCTCTCGCTCATCGCACTTTCCATTGCTTCCTTCGGTTCGCCTACCCACTTGCCGGCCATCTTCGCATTGATGCGTGCTATGTCTTCGTTGCTGACGAATGGCGTGTGTCCTTCGCGTCCGGGGATAATATCGCGGCTCTCCCAGTTCTGCTTGTCGAGTGCAAGACTCTCCTCCGGTGTCAACTCCTTGCCGTCAAGTTCAAAGCGGTAACCCATCTTCTCCAACTCTCTGCGCACTTGTGGCACAAAGCGGTTGTAGTCACGGTGGGTCTTCAGCTCCTCACGCTTTCCCGGATGCTTCTTCCAGTACTCGTCAATGAGCTTAGCTTCCTCCTCACGAGTGAGCACTTTGTCTATCTTGCTCCAGCGTGAAAGATACAGCGTGCGGCCATTGTTCCACTGATGGGCACCGGTAGGCAACAGAGCATAGTCTGCGTGGAACGGCTCATCTATCTCCGATTTCGGGATGAGGCTGCGTACCACAACAAGGTTAGGCCTCTTGTATGCCTCGCCAAACTGCGTGTTCAAAGGTGTTTCGATGGCATGGTCGTATGGGTCGTATGCTGCCCACAAGCCCTTGTCTTCGGGGTTCTTCTTCAGGAAGTACTGCAACTGTGCTTCCTTGGTCTTAGGCTTCACGAATTTCAAACCGTCATTGATCTGCAACTCTGTACTCTTTTTGCCGTCAACCATGATGTAGCCAGACTTGTTGAGTTCGTCCAGCTTGCGCTGCTGCTCCTCGGTGAGTTCCACCTTTGGAGGTGCAGAATAGTTCCAACGTCTGCCTTCCAATGTTCTGCGCTCGCCTGTCTCTGCATCGGTAAATGCCATAGGTGAACCCAGTGCATCATCCTCAAAGGCTTGCACATTACGGTAAACAGGAACCAACTCACTCTCTGGCAAAGACTCCAGCTCCATTGCCTTAGGGTCGTCAGCATCAAGCAAACGGAACTTGGTCTTGTCTTCTTCCGATTGTCCAAGTTTGTTGTACTCTGCATCGAGTTCTTTCTGCTTGGCAATGGCTTCATCAAGTTCTTTCTGCTTGGGGAATGGCGCATCACCCTTAGGCATGGTCTTCAACATTTCGCTGTTGGCGTCATACTCGCGATGGTACACCTCATTGTTATGGATGATCTGCTCCAACAGACTGCGGAATACAAGACCTGCCTGTGTCGGGTCTTGTGGCATTCGCTTTGTGTAACGGATGCTCCATGCGTTGTTTCCTCCAAGCTGCACCTCGTAGTGTGAAGACAACAAATCATCGCCTGTTACAAACACGACATCGGCACGCTGACCGAAGCCTGCAAGCACCACTTTCTTGTTGTTCTTCAGTTGTTCGAGGATATACTGGCCAGCTTCCTTTGGTTTGTCAAAATCCTGTCCATAATAAGAACCTTCTACGCACACCTTGACCTTTGAGGGATATGTGCCTTTTTCGTCTGGCTTGAAGCCCTCTCTTTGCAGGTCATGCACATCACTGTCGCTTAACGAGATAAGGCGTTTCAGGTTATCAACCTTCTTCGTCACCGTCTCGTAGTTCTGTCTCTTGCGCTGTTGGTCACGCAAGAAACCGTTGTAAAGTGACTTCAACTTCTTCACCAGCTTGTCTTGCTTTGACTTCTCAAAGATAATTGGATTGCCCGAAAGCAAAGCAACCATCTGTGCAGGGTCTATATTGCCGTTTTCGTCAGCATCGCCCTCATCAAAGCTGCGCTCGCCAGATATGGTTCCCATCTTGAACTGTGTGAACATCTTGCCCTTGGCATCAAGCAATTGATACTTGTATAAGTCAAGACTTCCCTCAGTGGCATAGTAGTGTACACGAACTTTATTATTGAGGAAATCGTGAGCCACAACATTGCCCTGTCTGCTACCACGGCCAATACACTGTTCCAAGTCTGCAGGTTGCCATGGCACGGTCAGCATGTGCAGGTCGGTGATGCGTGTCTGTACATTCACACCGGTACCCATGTTTCGTGTACCTCCAATGAGAATGCGCACTTTGCCGTCACGCACCTTTTGGAATAATGCTTCCTTTTCAGTATCGTTCTTAACCTGCTGAATGTAGGCTATCTCTTCACGGGATAGTTTATAGAATAAAGACAATGAAAGAAGAAAGGACAAACAAAAACGAAATCTGCTGAATAATAGCAATTTATGCACTTTATTGCTTTTTATGGAATGGCAAGGATAGGCGAAAAACGGCAGGAGTTCCGTTACCAAATCGTAACCCAACAGGGAAAAAGCAAAAATGGGTTACGAATCGAAGCTAAACAACTGTGTCATAGGTTTTTATTCCTCATCTTTCATTTTTTTGCATCGCTCTGGAGCACTTGAATGTATGTACCTTTGCATGCAAAGGAAATTTAGAAAAAACGACAGAGAAATGAAAGAAAACAAACTGAAAGTGTCGTTCTTCGTTCAAGCAGGACGAGCGGACAAAAAAGGCATGGTGCCGCTTATCGGACGGATAGAACTAGGCAGGAGGCATTCCGCCTTTTCCGCCAAAAAGAAAATCCCATTGTCTCTTTGGGACAGCAGGAAGCAACGTCTTCTCGGCAAGAGTGCCATCGCAAATTCAATCAACCGGTATTTGAATGAATGCACCGCACTCGTTCACGCTCGTTATCGGGAACTCTGCGAAAGGGGAGAGACATTCTCGGCTGCGGACGTGCGCAATGCCTATCAGGGACAGCTTTGTCAAAATGCAATGCTTTTAGAGTGTTATGCTGAATACCTCAGACAGATTGAGGAAAGAGTGGGCATAGACCGGGCTATGAAAACTTTGGAGCTGCGCACCTATCAGCAAACGCTTCTTCGGGAGTATGTGCGGAGGAAATACAAGTTAAGTGATATTCCGCTTATGGAGTTGGATATTTCCTTTATAGAAGGCTATGAATACTTTCTGACAATAGACAGGAAACTGAAGCGTGGCAGCATATGCAGTGCCTTGTCTGCCTTAAAGGCGGTCGTGAACAAGGCAGTCAAAAATGGCATGACAGACATGTATCCGTTCATTAGCTACAGTTACGAGAAACTGAAAGGAACACCGAGAAACATCACGCAGGACGACCTGCAAAAGATTATCGATCTGCCCATCAGATGGGAGAAATACCGTGTCGTCCGTGATTTGTTCGTGTTCTCCTGCTTCAGCGGTCTTGCAATTTCGGACATACGCAATCTCAAAGAGGAAAACATCATCCTTGAGGAAGGCAGGCTATGTATCAAAAACAAGCGTGTCAAGACCAAGACTCCTTTTCGCGTAGTGGTTCTCCCTCCTGCCAAGACCATTATGGAAAGATACAGGGGCATACGTGCAGGATATGTGTTTGACGTTCCCACAAGAGACGTGGTTTACAATGCAATGCACTACATACAGAGAAGCATCGGTATGGAAGCTCCGCTGACCTTCCACATGGCGAGTCATAACAAAATCTTTTATTAA